GTACCTCATCCAAAAGGCCAGCGCCAGGCTTACTCAACAATCATCAGCGAGACTCACTACGGCAAAGAGCCGGTGATCCGTAATCTCTGCTACCCATGCATGGACGATTCATCACGTTGGCATGACGGCACCATTTGGACACTAGCTGACCAAATCCAATACGCAAAAGACAATCGAAAAGGCCAACAACTAAGAATCGGGAGCATGACAAATGGCATTTGATTTGAAGAATTATGAGGATGTACAGAGCAGGGTGAAGCGCTGGCAAGAGGCTTTTCCAATGGGCAGAATCGTCACAGAGATTGTGGAGTTTTCAGCTGAGAAGGGGCATGTGCTTGTAAAGGCATCTTGCTATCGCGATGATGTGACAGAGCTGCCGGCAGGCGTTGATTACGCTTTCGGTAACGTGGCTTTCTATCCAACGCATATGAAGCGCTTCTTTATTGAAGATACCTCAACGTCCGCGATCGGCAGGTGCATAAGCCTGGTACTACCTGGGGAGTATCCGAAACCTACCCAGCAGGACATGATGAAGGCCGCACCATCGCAACCAAAGCCAGTTGATACCACTGATTATTGGGCAGTCGAAGCATCAGATACCGAAACCATCGGCACAGCTGTGGAACAGTTGCAAGAGCAGCTAGGCGGTGAAGTATTGAGCGAGTCACCACTGTGCGCACATGGCCACATGCTACGCCGCGAGTCTAAGGCCGATGCACCTAAAGAATGGGCTGGCTATTTCTGCTCTGAAAAGACCAAAGCAAAGCAATGCCCACCAATTTGGATGATTCGCAGCGCTACTACTGGACATTGGAGATTACCGTAATGGGATATGTCGAGATGTATAAGAATGGCTACATGGTACGCATGGAAGGCGGCGAATTTGTGATGGAGTCAAAGTCATTCATTTGCGATAACTGCGAGACACAGCAACCGGAGTTCGGATCAGAAATCGTGGCGGCTGATGGGCTTCAATTGATTCAATTCTGCTCTGATTGCGCTCACCTGACTATCGAGCAAAAACGCCAGCGCGTTGCCTACCTAAAGGCTCGCTCATGATTGTGCAGCTAACACAGCAGGAGCAGGTGCAAATCACCTCAGCAGGCCTACAAAGGGCAATTAACTACCTTCCACAATGGCTAGGGCAGACAGAGAAGCGTAACTATCAACATGACCGTGAAGGTTTGAACTTCGCTGAATTTGTGGTGCAGCAATCCCAGGCGCTCGCAGCTGAGGTGGCAGTCTCGAAGTACTTCCGAAAGCCCATTGACCTGGCAAACCTGAATTACAAGAACTCAGCTGACGTGGGCAATAACATCGAGGTCAAATGGACTAAGTGGCTAGACGGCTCATTGATTCTGACTGAACTAGACCGGAAAGAGGATATTGCCATCCTTGTAACCGGATCTATGCCAAAGATGAAGGTGTGCGGATGGATTCCGATAGTCATGGCAAAACGCAATAAACAACAGCGATCTGATGGCTCTTGGTGGATTGCACAGCATGACCTACACCCAATGGCCGACTTCCACAGGAGTATTTATGCAAACAATTAAGTACCAATGCCGGCCTGAAAAGAAGCTGACAAATCACACAATCGTTGAAAACGAATGGAAACTGCCACAGTTTGTAGTGTGCTTACAATGCCAATCATGTGGCGTTATGGGCATCGCAATGCTGGATAAGGAGACTGCCTACAATGCTGAATGAACAAGAATTGCGCGAGCATATAGCGCTAAGTATAGAAAGCGCGATGCTTAAAGCCATTACAAATAACCTTGATAACACAGACAAAATGTCGTTAATAACAATAAAAACATGGCTAGCAGCGACTAGAGCTTGCGCAGCCATAGTTAGGGGTCGCGATGCCGAAATATGATTTTAAATGCCAAATGTGCAACGCCACAGCTGAAATCTCAATGCCAATTACTGATGATCCGGTGCCAGCAATGTGTTGCGGCATGCCAATGCAACGCGACTTCACGGCACCTGGAGTCATCTTTAAAGGCACAGGATGGGGTAAGGACAAATGATTGATGATGATGACTTTACACATTCTGATGTAATGAGTGAATGTACCTTGTGCGAATCGGGCGTTTATCAATATGTGCAGGTTCATTACGAAAGAACAGGCGTAGTAATCTATTGCCGTCGATGCTGGATTGAAATATGCGGGGGCAAGCCAAATGACAAATAAGGCTCTGACCAGCACTTTTACATCTTCGCTTGACATGTATTTGACAAAGGTATTACGCTCTAATCGCTCCCAGCGAGCGCCGAAGGCTGGTAGCTCGCGGGGGCGCTTGGTGCTTTGGGGAGTGCTATGTATTCAGGCGGTTAGCCTTCATAGCGCGGAAGCTAAAACAGTCTCTACAACTGACATGTACAAGCTATATGCACATTCAAGAATTGTGAATGATAAGCAATATCAATGCTTTGTGAAGATAATCAATAAAGAGAATAGATCGTGGGACATTAAGGCTCGCAATGGATCACATTACGGATTAGGTCAAATGCGCTCTATCCATTACTCAAAGCTAGATGGATTCAGGCAGATAGATGCAACGCTGAAATACATTGGCAATCGATACGGTTCAGTATGCAAAGCATGGGAACACCACACGAAACGGAACTATTACTGATGAGCAGTCTCAAGGACAATGGAAGCACAAGCGAATGGCGCAAGATTCGAAAGCGCATATTGGAACGCGATGCCTACACTTGTGGATGGTGTGGTCAAGAAGCCAACACGGTGGATCACATAGTCGAACGCAGTCAAGGTGGTTCAGACCATGAGGACAACCTCATTGCAGCTTGTAATCGATGCAACTTCGGTCGTGTAGGGCGTAAAGCGCTTAATGGTGGGTTTTTTAATACACCGAGAACACCCCTGACTCTCCCTGGGGGATTTATCCCCGAAAACGGGTCAATAAGCCATGACTAGCCACGCAGAAGCCTCAAAGGGTGGGGATTGGGTTGAAAGTGGCTCAAATCGGCTTGTATCGGTTTTGGGTAGGGACACAGACCCGCTTAAAGGCCATTGGGAGCCCCGAATCCACACGCCGCTGAACAATTTGCCGTCAAAAGGTTGGGAACTCATCGACTTAGCCGAAAAAATCGGCATCGAGCTGATGGACTGGCAGAAATTCTTCATCATCAATAGCCACAAAGTAAAGCCGGATGGCCGGTGGGCATCGCCCATCAACATCGCCTGTGTAGCCCGTCAAAACGGAAAGTCGTTTTTGATGCAGCTTCGAATCTTGGGCGGGCTTTTCTTGTGGGGCGAATCCTTGCAGATCGGGTCGGCGCACCGGCTCTCCACATCGCTGGAGCAATTCAGAGCGCTAGTCGATACCATCGAAAGTAGCGAATTTTTGGCATCTCAGGTTAAGCGCATCCGCTGGACTCATGGATCCGAAGAAATCGAAACTGTGCATGGGACTCGCTTTATCGTAAAGGCCGGCGGTTCAGCTGCTCGCGGTGTTTCAAAGCCGGAAACCATTCACCTCGATGAGCTTCGAGAGATGACAGATCTTGAATCCTTCGCATCGCTTCGCTACACATTGATGGCTGCTAAAAATCCGATGATTCTTGCCTATACCAACGCCGGCGATGCTAGCAGCATTGTGCTCAACCAATTCCGAGCCCGTGCGCTTGCTGCCATTGCTGGCGGTGAAGATGACATTGGCTATTTCGAGTGGTCGGCTCCGACCGATGATGTGACCATGGAAAATGCGGCGTGGAGCAATCCGGCACTTGGTATCACAATCCATCCGGACAACATCAAGGCGGTTTTCAACGACCCGCCGGACGTGGTTCAAACCGAAGTGCTTTGCCGCTGGGTTCAGGCAATTGCCTCATGTGTCGATGCTCAGAAATGGGCGGCTTGTGCCGATGACAAGTTTGACTTGGTCGAGGATAAATCTACCTGGTTGGGCATTGACCTATCACCGGATCGAAAGTACGCAGCTCTTGTCGGAGCTCAGCAGATTGACGGTGAGGGTACGTTTGGCATAAAGCTATTGCACACTTGGGACAACATTTTGCAGCTTGACGATAAAGCCATTGCTAATGACTTGGCCTTTTATGCTCGCAAATACTCGACCGATTATGTGCTTTACTCAAAGCGCACTGCCGGAGCCGTGGCGGCTCGACTTGCGCCAGCTGGCATCCCGACTTATGACATGGATGCGGTTTATCCGCAGGCCTGTGACGAAATGCTGGGATCTATCAACTCAGGGCGTTTGAAGTACAAGCCAAATCCTGAACTTTCAACCCAAATGCTTTCAGCTGTGCAATTACGTCGCGGGGATGGCGGTTGGGTTATTGGACGGCGGGCGAGCAATGCGGTCGTGTGCGCCAGTGTGGCCACAGCTCTTGTGACTCACTTTGCGACACGCCCAGCGACAGACCTTGACATCATGGTGATGTAACGCTACCGGCTCCCGTAAAATGGGGGCATGGGTTTATTTAACCGCAAG